TCTTGCCACGCTTCTTCAATTTCTGACTCAAGCTGGGCATCTAGTTGTTTTTCGAGGTTCATTACGCCACCCCTTTAGAGTATTCATGGTTCTGAAAATCCCTGTTGTAATCGTCAGACGTACAGTCATGACAATCGAAATGAATTTCTGTTCTATCCGGCTCGTGCCTTGAAGTTTCAACCGTTGCGCTTGCGTAGAAAAATGATTCTTTAAGCTTTTTGCACTCATCACAGCGCATCTCTAGTTGACCGATAAATCTACGACCGTCTATCGCTAACCACTGGTTAAAGTCAGGATGATGGTTAAGCTCTTTAAGGGCTAAATTTCCAAAGCTGTTTACTGCAAACATGGTTCAACCTCCATTAACTCAGTTGTCTCTTGGTCAAATTCTTCTTCAAAAAACCAAGAATCTGATGCAAGTGTCGCCTGTAAGCAGTCCCAATCTTGCTGTGTCATTCCTTGGTAGTTAATTCCTAATACTTCTGTCATAAAGACTCCTTGGTCATGCCCGTCATTGCGTGTTAGGCGGTTATTCGAGGGGGCTTTTACACCCCCTCGTTAGTTTCAAAGATCAGCAGGGTTAGGCACTTTTCTTTGTTGTTACTTATTTGACTAGATGCGTCTGTAAATAAAACACCCCTAGTTTTTACGAGAGCTAACTCGTGGTAATTGTTATGCAGCGTCCAATAGAATCATTTGTTCTATTGGGATGCTTATATAGATTGATAATTCTTTAAGGAATTTAGGTTTAGCCGTGCGCTCGTTATGTATGTACTGATTAACGGTGCTTTGGTTGTAACCAAACTCTCTGGCAAACCCTATTTGCGTCTTGCCGGTCTTAATGAATCCAATTTTTATAAGCTGTGTGTTTAACATGAACATATATTTGCATAATGCATATATAAGTTCAATGGGTTTTTAATGGTTTTAGCGGAAAAAATTAAATATCTCTGCAATTTCAAGGGCTTGACCCCTAGTGGACTGGGTAAAAAAGTAGGGATTAGCCATACAATGATGGGAAGAATTATTAAAGGGCAGTCATCCCCAACCTATGAAGTGCTTGAAAAAATAGCCGCAGGGTTGGAAATTCCTCTATACTTGATCTTGACTGATGAAAATATGAACTTTAAAACCTTGGCTGCTCGACATAAAGACATGTGGAGGAACCTTAGAAAACTTGAAAATATAGAAAATGAACTAAAGGAGATGAGAAAATGAAGAATTTAAAATTAATTTTAGTCTGCGCCTTGATGGTGTCTTGTAGCAGCTTTGCGCCACTGGCAGACGAGGAGAGAACACAAGTGAATATAGTAGAAACAGGCATCAATAAAGACGATTCTTATAAAAACCTAGTGGCGTATATCGCTGTTAACATCGGTGACTCAAATCACGCTATTAAGGTGAAAGATCCGTCTGTTCCTAGGGTTATTTTTCACTTCTCCGACAAATGCGGAAGCACAAATCCTCTTTACTCGATAGATTACGAGTACAGCATAAAAGTTGATTTCAAAGACAATAAAGCTCGTGTGTCCTCAACAATAAACAGCCTCAAGGATAACAACAACGACAGCGTTCCCTTATACCAAGCCAATGCTGAAAAATACAAAAAATGTCACCAAGGCGTTGTTTCTTTTGTTAAAAAAGCGGTGGCCAAAAAGACTGAAGATAAGTGGTAACACACCATTAAAAGGGGGTTATTCCCCTTTTATAACCCTCTCAAGCCTCTCGATCTCCCCAGATATCCTCTTTAGCATTTCCTCTCTCTCTTCCTCTTCTAACTTTTCCGCTTTGTCCAAAAGAAGCCCTATCTTAAAGTGACTGACAACTATCTCTAATAGCTTCATAACTCCCCCTCTAGTCTCTCTTAATCTTTACATATTAACTTTAGAATAGTTATTTATCACTAAATTTTGTTTGTATTTAACCGATAATCGCTAGCGGTTTTTGGTGGCGATTGGTTAAAAGTTACTACTAAACGGCGATACAGGTTTTATGTCGCAAAGAATACTTGGCTGCTATTTTAGATCAAAGTATTTAAAGATTATCTCATCCATAAAGCAGCAGTGATCTTCTTCTGCGTCTTCATCTTTGAACCTTATTCTTAACCTGTGATTGGTTGCGTGTTCAAGCTCATGGTAAAGAACTGACGAAAGGTTGGCATCGTCATAACTTTTAGACTTTAAACTCTCGTCAATGAGAATTATCCTCTCTTTATAGTGGTGCTGTCCGTAGTCTCCACACTTTTCCAGCAAGTCTTTGGCAAAATAAACCTTAACTTTCCATCCGTATACGTCGCAAGTTCTCCAATATTTCTTTTTCATGCTGTAAAAAAACCCGCTTCTACGTGTCCATTGGAATATTCAAACCTATACGCCTGTGAACTTCTTTGAGTATTAAAGCCAATGGCTTCCCCGAAAGGATTTCCAGCTCCGAGCGTTCCATTGCTTATGATGTCGCCGTTATTAAAAATAGCCTCAGTATGAAGGTGCCCATGAATGAACCGAGTAACTTTGACTCCGCATTGCCCTTGCCTTCTCGCCATGTGGGCAAGGCTTCCTTTGATGCTCAGTAGACCTTTGGCAAAATCTCCATGCTCATAGAGGCAGCCATCAACGACACAAAAAACACCATCTTCAAGATGGAACTTCATATGATCATATCCCTCGCAAAGCATAATCATTGATTCAAATATAGGTCTTGTGAGGTAAGCTTTTCCTATATCATTGCACTGCTTATCTTTGGATGCACGATCATGGTTCCCTGCTACCACTACAGATAGGGTTGGAATTCCCAGTTTAATTAATGGCTTATAGACATACTGACCCAGCAACCTGATACACTCACTAACCTGCTCTCCAAGCATTAAGTCAGTGCTGTACTCTTGCCCTTTGTGCATCCCTGTATTTTCTATAAAGTCACCAATACAAGCTAGTACTATCTTCTTAGGTCTTAACCTTTTGCACTTCTTGATAAAATGATTAACAATTTTCGCTAGTTTTTTTTCGGCTTTCTTGGAGTTGTGAATCTTGGTAAACAAGCCTATGTGAAAGTCAGAAAGAACAAGTGTTGCTTGTTCAACCTCGCTTTTCAAGGTGTCCATGAACTCCACTGGGATAGGTGGAATTTCAAGGGCTGACAAACCTTTCTTAATCTCTTTCAGGATATCATCATAAATGATCTGCTCATCCATCAAGATGCGCTGCTTGCGCCTTAACTCTGTGTTTTGTTTTTGCTTTCGCCTTGACTCTATAAAGCTTTTTGCGGTCTCTCTATCGGGGGCTTCTTTGGTAATATACTTATAAGTTGAGCAAAGATTTTGGGCGTTTTTAACTACGTCGAACTCTTCTAGAAAGTGCTTTGAGATTTCGCCAAAGGTATAACCCTCTTGGCGCATGTCGATTAACACCTGTTTTTGTTCAGGTGTGTAGCTTACATTTTTACCCATATTCCTTCCTTGGTTATCGGTCTTCTAGTTTTTCTATTCTGCTTTCAATCCTTTCTAATCTTTCCTGTATAACGCTCGCATATCCCGCTTGATCAAACCTTGTCCAGCGATTCCCTGTGGCTTTCTCTAGGTCTCTTTTTAAGTCTGAAACCGACTCGTTTAAAATTTCTATCTTGAGAGCTAGTATTGAATTACTCTTGTCTGAGCTATAGATCATGCTAACTGTTCCGATAATAAAGGCGGCCAGTAGTGTTGCCAAGATTTTCCCTACGTTTTCCTCGAAAATAGACTTTCCCATTACTTACTCAGCCTTTGTTTGATTTTTTCAACAACCCCATTAGCCGCGCCGCCACCGAAATAGAAGATCACTATGGAAAGCTGTATATAGTTCAGATAGAACTTATCCACGGCATCTAGTATTTGATATGCGTGAGCTGAATCCATTATTAAAAGGGTTACATATACTAAAAAAATGAACATATATAATCCCGTAAAACCAAACGCTAAAACTCTTTGAGCTATCTTGTAAGCCTCGTAATTTTTAAGATTATCCCTGTGCATCTCTGCTCGCTCTTGCTCTGTAAACAAGGCTTTATCAACGCCTTTTAGAGTTGCGTCTACGATCGGGCTTGAGCTGAAAATTGACTTGAAAATATTAACTAACCACATGTTATCGCTCCCACATCAAGACCTGATGCACGTTAAAGTTTGGGCAGCTCTTGTTTTTATCTAGATCTGAGTGATTAAAAACATGGCTTTTGTCGAGTTTATGTTCTGGGAGCAAGTCACTTTCCAGCAAGGTTTTTAGCGACTCTCTTTGAAGATCTGAGAATATTCTAGAGCCTGTTAAGCATATCCCTATAGATTCTTTATTATGACCTTTGGTATGCGCTCCCCTCGTGTTAATGTCGCGCCCCTTGTGAATTTTACCGTCTTTAGTGATGATGAAGTGATAGCCAATATCGCTAAAACCTCTTTCGAGATGCCATTGTCGGATAGTCTCTATATTGTCGTGATGAACGTAATCACTATCTGAACAATGAATGATAATCTTTCTAATTATTCTCACATTAAAATGGTTTCATGCAACAAGTCGCACGTAATGCAAAAAATTAAACCCAGTCTTTTCCTAAAACTATCGCTTTTTCTTCCTTGGATTTGGTCTGATTCTTGACGATAAATTTAACCATGCTCATTATCGAATTCTCGTGCTGAACCTTCACAAAGTCGGCTAAGTTGTGTCCTGTAATCCTGTTACTGATCAACCACCTTAGAATATTGTCGCATGTTTTATATCTTGAAAGCTGGTGCATTATTGGAGTTAAGGTAACCACTCCGTCCATTGCTTTGTGCATTAGTCCTCTGGTTGAGTTGGTCATTCTCATTAAGACTCCCTTGCGTATAGTGTTAAGTATTGAGCATAAGCAGTGGTTCCGGCTGACTCTGCGAGAAGGTCAAGCCTTACGGTATTCAGCCCTAGCCTTGACTCTATTTGAGTCGGTGGAACGTTTGCCCCGAAATACGTCGTACTTCCATCGGTTATAACAACCCTTGTCGCGTAATAAACATTAGAGTTATGAACATACCTAACCGACGCAGCCCTTGAACCCGTGCCCCCAACACCAATAAAGCCTCCACTGGTGGAAGACGAGTGAACACCTGTGATAAACTTCCCTTTACCTCTACTTAAAAAGCTAACGCTCAAGTTAGTAATTGCTTGATATGACGTAGTTGAAGACGAATAAGCCCCTGACTCGCCGGACTCTGTGTCTAGCTTAGAGTTTTCATCCCAGACAAGTGTTATGTCTGACGACCCGTCGTTGTACGCCATCCCTATAAGCCTCCATGACTCATAAGGATGGTAATCCCCTTGAAGATCGTATCTATAATGAGGTTTAACAGTGTCGATCACCCTCTCCCCTTCATCACTTAAATATAAATAGTAAACGGTGCTTGAAGCTTCCGTTAAACCTGACGCAAGATCCGTGGTGATATTCCAATTTAAAAGTGTGTTATCTACAGCTAAATCCGCGCCATAAATACTTATTCTTGAATATGCGTTTTTACTTCTAACGATCTCTGTAGAGAAAATCTCAAGCTCTACGTTGTTTGTGCCCTTGAAGTTCTTGGAGAAATCCTGACAGCGAGTTCCAACTACCGCAGTAGTATTGGCAATAACTTGACCTATATAGGTACGATTAATAATATCCCAACCAGAACCTGAATATCTTTTCCAAGTTTGATTAGGGATATCAAACCAATAATCACCAGTTGAAGGTGAACTAGGCGCTGAATATTGAATTGCTGGAGTCGTGTAAGAAACATCAACCGTGGTTCCGTTGTTTTCAACAAAAACCCACCCAGTGCTTAGAATTGTAAGCGTGTCATTGTTTGAAAGATCAGCCCTCTCTACAGGGTCGCCACTGTCATCAAAATAAAAACCTCTATAGACGTTTGTCAGCTCGGTTGAGCTTTTTATATAGGCAAAAAGGTACTCTCCGTTAGTGCTTTCAAAAGCCGCGAACTCGCCAACGCGTGAAGATATTTCTGAGCCAACATTGTCTATCGTGATAGACCCGCCATCCTCTCCGTAATAATAGCCATTAACAATGTTTAAATCATTTACCAGGCATGTATTATTTGAACTAGGCGCAGCCGTAACGCTTGAGACAGTGATATCAGTGTTGACCGTTACCGCTGTTCCATTAATCGAAAGAGATAAGTCAGTAGTTGCTCCAAGAACATCAAATTCTAAAGCAGAACCGTCAGCTCTTAAAAAATCAGGATAGCTTGAAAGCGTTCTGGTTGCCCCACTCACAACCCTGTTTGCCACGCTTGTAATTTGCGAAACATCAACCGCATCACCGTCAAGAATTAACCCCGTAGCATATAAGTTACCCCAAGGAATAGCGTTAGTTCCAAGTGATTGTCCAGCCGTTGCAATTCCCGATGAATTTCTCCCCACTAAATCATTGTTTAAAGCCCCATGTATATCATTAAAGAAATCAGCCGTTATCGTTTGACCGCTTGACCTGTTAGTTAAAGTTCCCGTTCCCATTTCACATTCTCCTGATATTAAATTTTATTTTTACTGCTTCCCCATGTCTACGAAGCTATTAGCGACTCACCGACAACCGCATATCCAACGATTGAACTTGTTGGGTCTGTGAGCCAGCCGTATTGTCTTAGTTTTAAAGTTGTTTCAAAGTTTTTCGCGTCTTCTGAGATTTCGATAATCTTAAAACCCATCTCAGGCTTGATATAAGCACCACCATAAGTCGCTGGAAGAGGTGTCATGTCATCATCAATCACTGCTTGACCGACTACGGGGAGAAATTTCCCTTCACTTTTTTTAATTCTCAATGGATAGTTGATTGATACTTTATCCAGAAGGTCTAAATTCTTGGCTATATAAGTAGGTACAGTGACCTCTAGTTCTATTTGAGGGTCTTTAAATTCTTGAAGGATTCTATTTCCAATCTGTAGTTGTGTGGTTGGACTTGTAATAAAAGAAGCTGATTTACTTAATTGTCGATAACCGTAATCAAGAACGTAGGCTTGATCTGTTGACTCAGAGTCGCCTATTTTAACGCTCGTAAATGCTCTGTGCAGTCCTAGGTTGTAGTTTTTAACGTCTATAACATTCTGTCGATTCTTTTCATCAAATGGCCCATATAAATTGGCTATATCGCCGTCTTCTTCGCTTCTTGAATTTACGAAAACCGTCTCGCCTGTGTTTAGAATAAGCACAGAATTCGCCATAAAAAGTATCTCGTTAAGAGCTTTTCTGGCTTCCTTATTATCGAAATATGAGCCGTCATCTATCATAAAATCCTGATCGACGTTGATATTGACAGGGTCATAGTCAAGGACTCGGGTTATTTGCGTTTGATTGAGGATTAATTTAATAGCAGCACTTGCTAGCGTTCCGTTAGGTATTAATCCACCGCTAATCTTGGTAGTTCTTAGAACCGAGTCAAGAGATAAAACCCTAAACTCTACCTCTTCCTTGATGAAGTCTTGCTTAGTCGCTTCCTCGTTTACCAGTCCTCTAAATCTTGTATATTCACCATCCGAGTCAGTGTAGGCAATGCGGATTTTTGCGAGGTTTCTCGAGTACGGGAAAATTGACCTGTAATCAGTTGGGGGATTATATAAACCGTCCTTATTGATAACTTTTAAAGACACATCGCCATAGGTATAAACACCGATTTCAAAATCAGTCGAATCGATTGATTTCTTCATCTTTTTAAGACCGCTATCTAGTATCTCTGCTGAAATTTCAACCTCGTCGCCATAGGTTTCTTCGCCAGTTCTAGGAGTCATGTAAACCTTATACTGAGTCGTCACTAGATATGTTCCTCCATTGTCACTGAGGCGAGGTCTATTGAGCTTGTGTAGATATTCTTCACGTAAGCAAGGCTGTACTTCTTAGATATTTGGACTTGAATAACGTCCTTTAACCTAAACCCTCTAATCGTGTAATTAAAATAAGGTGATCCACTACGCCCACCACAAGCCCATATTAAAAAAGGGTTTTCCATGTCGTGTAAGGCCATCATGGCGTCGATGTCAGCGTTATATATCTCACTAGAAGGGTAATTTTTAAAGCTTAGATCAACAGAGAAAGTCTCTAGTGATTTTTGAATAGAATACTTCCCTGATATCGTTTTTTTGCTTCTGTTATTTCGATCAACTTCAATTTTTTTAACGTCAGGATAACCAACAAGAGTCGCTATCTCTTCACTGGCAATGACTTGATTAATATACTTCTCAACATCAGTGGTCTGAGTCGTCGTGATTTGAATTCTAATTTTATCCGTTGAAACAGGCGTGAATTCCGCATAATAAGAGTCTTTAGCGTAGTCTGTGCGAGTGATATTTGACTGACTACCATCCATGTCTGTAACGCTAGCAAAGTGTGTATACACTCCCCCGTCGTTGTACATAACGTTGAATCCCTTGCCGTTAAAATCAAGTATTAACAATCGATCAATCGTCACCGTTGACGAAAAAGTGATTTCTATCTCTTCCGTAGTCGTGTCGTCGCTTCCGCTTGATCTCCAATAAGTCTCACGATGAGAATCCAGCAGCCTGTCCACAGTCGCGCTTCCTGATACCGAGCTAACCGCAGTAGCGTCAAGATTTTTTGATTGCTTAAAGAATTTAATTCCACCAGTTATCGCCATTATGAAGCCTCGCTTGTTTGAGAAATTCCAAGCCGTTCATTTTCAACCTGCTTGACCGTCATAATTTGGCTTGCTTCCGGTGAGTCGTAAGAAACTAAAACTTGAACTTGCGGAGCTCCTAAGGAGCCGCCTCCAAGGTTTTCTGCCTCTCTTTTTGCTCTTACCGAGCCAATGACTTCTTCGAAATTTTGAGTAGGTGCTATAATTTCGTTTTGTTTTACGAGTGCTGGGATTGAGTCGACTCCGGGTATCCCACCTTTGTAAACACCACCGTTTGCGAATTTTGTACTGCTGATAGTTGCAATTTGAACAGCACCTGCAACCCCTACAGAGGCAGCAGCTGCTAAATTTAATGGGTAAGGAACAGTAGCAAGGGCGTTGGTAACACCTTCCGCTGTATTCATTATCGCCCTAGCGACACCGGCAGCCTTTCCAATTGCTGCTAGTTCTTTGTTTCCGCTCTGGCTTAACGTAGTGAGAGAGTTGAGCATCATCTTAGTGCCATCAACTTCTTCTGATCTGAAAAACGCCTTTGCTTTAGCTAGGTTTTTGCCAAACTTTACTTCTTCTTTAAGCCTAAGAGATCTCTCTTTTGTCTCATCCTTCATTCTTTCAAGGGCAACAGCTCTCTCGGCTTCTCGAACGCTCATGATTGAGTTTTTAATTATCTTCTGCTTGGCTTCTTCAAACATTAAGAGGTTTTCTTTGTCTCTCTCTCTAAGCTCTTCCTCTTGCTCGCTTAACTCTTCATGCTCAAGCAGCCTTTCTTCTTTTTTTCTCTCTCTGTCAGCCTCTGCGTTTGCAATTTGCTGCTCTCTTATTGCAGCTTCTCTCTCTTGTGCTTGAGCAGAGAATGATTCATCTATGTCAGCCAAGTCTTGCTTTAACTGCTTATGGTTATCCTTAACGACTGTTCCAATTTCCGTCATGCTGCTTGATATTATGTCTTTTGCCATTGAGAAGTTTCCAGACATTGCAGCACTTGCAGACTCAACAGCTCCGGCCAGAACTGTTCCAATTATCCCTCCAAGGTTCATAAACGCCTGTCTTGCGTAGGCTGCGAACTTTAAGGTTCCTGATATGGCTGCGTTAAAAACTTCTAGTGCTGACCCTGATTTTTGAACTTCCTGAATAAACTCTGTAAAACGAGTGACTACCAATTTTATAACGGGCGCAATTTGCTGCCCCATGTTTGCCGCAAAGATGGATATATTATCTTTTAGCGTTGATATTCTTCCTTCTAGTGTTTCTGACTGTTTAGCCATACCTCCAAAGGCAAAACCACCCTCTCTTGATAGAGATGCAAATGCTTTTTCAAATGTGGCAAAATCAACCTCTCCGCGACTTACAAGGTCTTTAATTGACTCCTCTGCAACTCCCATTGTCTTGGCAAGCGCAGGGCCTATCGGGATTGCCCTTTCTTGAAACTGTAAAAGCCGCTCGCCAGTTAGTTTTCCAGCAGCTGATACTTGCCCGAAAATCAGGGCTATGTCTGTAATTGGCTGACCTACCGCTGAGGCAACGTCACCTATTTCTCTTAACTTATTCGGCAACTCTTCCGCTGCGAACTGAAATCCCAGTAATTGTTGAGCTGCTTGAGCTATTCCTTCGAATTGAAAAGGTGTTGATGCTGAAAACTTCTGTAAGTCTTTAACCACCAGAGAGGCTTCTGTAGCACTTCCGGTTAATACTTCAAACTGGGTTGTTATAGACTCTAGTTTTTTGGCTTCGTTTATTGAGTAAATAGCGGCGGTGGTAAGTCCGGCAAATGCTATCGCTGCACCTTGAGCAACGGCTTTTAATGACTCCCCCATAGACTTACTTATCTTGTCGACGGTGCCTATTTTCTCTTTATAGTCGCTAACGTCTCCGTTGATTTTAATAGTTAAGTCATTCTTTGCCATCTAAGCTCTTCCTTGCGCCACCTTGCGCTTCATGTACTCTTCCATTGCCGCTTTCTGGTCTTCTGTTAAATTGACCACCGGCTTTTTTGCCACCCCTTTCTCGTCTATCGTTACCCCTCTCAACGCCCACTGAAATTTGACCTCGTTTCCTAATCGCTTGTTAATCGCTCTCATTCTCCAATCGATCTCTCTCATTGTTCGTGACCATATGTATTCTGTTGTCCACCCGTAGTGATAAGAAAGAGCGTCGAATATCTCAGCCCAATCAAGTTCAACTATTGGCTTTTTTTTTCTTCGCCTTCCTCTTCCTCTGGTTTATCTTTAGGGTCTAGTGGTCTTGAAAAGCCCATGTTTTCAAGTAGCGCATTTGTTAGTGCTATCTTTTCTTCCCACCCAGAAACAAGGGATATAAGAAGCTTGTATCCACCCAGCTCTTCTGTTTCCTCGTCTCCATCTTCATTTACAAATCTAACCGTTTGCTTTTTAAAGCTTTCTTTGTCCTCATTAACGAGCAATCTATAGACAATTCTTGCGATCTCTATAAGGTTGAGCTTTTCGAAAATGTCTTGCATTTGCTTCTGACCATAGGTGCGCTCAAGCCATTGCTCGTCGGCCATTGTAATAGGTCTCATCGTGTAGGTTTTATTTGTGATTCTTAAATAGAAATTCGATTCTTTGGGTTTTATGCTGTTTAAATCCATGTTTCCCCTTTGTTATTCATTAATAAAAGGCTAATTAGTTCCCTTCCACACGTATACAAAAAGAGGGGGAAGCCGAAGCCTCCCCCAACAGTTAGAAAGTGAACTAAGGGGAGGACTTTCTAGCTAGGTTTAACGTGTCTTAGTGCATAAACTCCGTCACGAGTTGAATCGTAAAGCATCTTTACCGTCACCTCTGCTGGCGAATATGCGTTTCTTGCAAGACCGATTGGAAGACCGGCTGCTTTACACCTGTAAGCGTCGATCTCGATCATTTGCCCGTCTGATTGTTGAGCTGCCATGATAATGGCTCCAAATTCTGGCCAGTTTTGGTCAGCTAAGCGACCCACAACAACGTCTGTAGACTCACTGTTAGGCGGTCTTACACTGAATGAAATCGTGTCACCAGAAGTCAATGCAACTGTTCCAGAGCCGCCTGTGATTTCTAATCCATATCCAGTGATTGAAGTAGTTCCGCCTGAGTCGGTTACAGTTAGCGTTGACACAACTTTCATAGCGTCGTTTAGAAATTCTCCATTCGTTCCTCTTCCAATATCAACTTGAGAAGAAAAATAAACATCAACAGTTGTCGCAGAAGCTGCCTTGATTACATAGTGACCAAATTTAAGCTCGTCTTCTTCGCCTGATTCAATCGTTACACTTGCAACACCCGTTGAGGCATTGATAAGTGAACCTGTACCGGCAACCGGTGTCGTTACGCTACCGCTTGCTTCCGCAGCGTTAAGTGTTGGCGCATTTCCAGCGAATAACTCAAAAACAAAGTTTGGATATTCAGAAAAATTTAGGCTCATTTCCGCAGTGATAGCACCTGTTTCAGATGACCAGTCAAAGCGGTTGGATCCACCTTGTAATGCGATTTGCTCACCTGTTACAGCAAGACTTGAGTTTTCTAAAACTCTAAGCATTCCGTAAAATTCCTTAGAGTTAATGTTATACGGCGCCACCGAAGCGATGCCGAAAATTGATCTTGGGTTACTTAATGCCATATTTCACTTCCTTGTTAAGATAAAACCACTTTTAACTGCACACCTACGGCCTTGTAGGTTGCGCTTGAATCTAATGCTTCAAGAGGGATAACCGTTGAACGGCTAACCTCGATATTTGTACCTGTGTTGTAGTTCTGCCAGTTGGCTTCAAAGACCTCTTTCAATGCCCTTGAGTAACGCAGCATAATTCGATTAATGTCTTGCCTGCCGTTGTCTCCTAGAACAATCACCGCTGAATAGGTAACGTCCTCGGCTGAGCTTTGCTGGTTTGATATATTTTCAACGTCCTCAACTCCGTAGCAGATAAATGGGTCATAGTTGATGACCTTGTTATCCATTGTTTGGAATGCGTAAGCTTCATCGTCAACGCTAGGAAGCTCTACTGAGTCGCCTTTTTCTGTGCTGATTTCTGTTAATTTATTGTTAAAATCCGCAACCAGAATTGCCTTTAATTGTTCAGCCACTGTTTCCATGTCGTTTTTCACGAGGCAAACCCTCCTGATACTTGCTTGACGTAATCAGTTAGCATCCTCTCCCATAGAGATACGCGCTTGTTTAATACAGTAGGTGCGACTTGTTCAGCTCCGAATAGAACTACTGGGCGCGCAGGCATTTTCTTGGTTCCGTGATGGATAAAAATTGCGTAGGGAGAGCCTTTAGAAGTGACCCTTGTTCCCACTGTTAAGCTGTTTTTATTTGAAATATCACTCACAGCATGTGAGTCTGATGGATTTGTTATTGATTGCTTTAGCTTTCCCGACCTCTCAAGGATTGGATAAACCGAGCCTGTTTTTGCTTTTTGCTTTTTTGTACTTGGAGCAAGGTCAACATATTTCCCCGGCCCTTTTAATGCGAAAATCGCCTGATTACTCTTAAACCAAGAATCTGAGATTTCTTTAAGGGGCTCGGTAAGATCAGCGACTTCTTGTTGTGCTTTTTTAAGAGCCTTGAAGAATTGCTTGTGTGGATCTATATCGAACTTGATACTCACCACTGCACCTCACCCTGTTTGAATGACCTAGTGACGCAGTTTTCGCTAGTATAAGAGCTAACCCCGCCTGTTGTGCTAACTTCCGTTGCGTCACTCAAAAGAATCTTTTTCTCGACAATCATATCGAGTCTGTTTTCTGCTTTCTCCCCTAGATTTTTAGGGATGTACTGATCACCCTTGGGAGTTATTCCTTTAACTTCCATAATGTGAGCGATACGTTGAGCTACTAGGTCAATAGATATTTGCTTAACTATTAAAAGAGAATTCGAGCCAGTAATTGGCGTTTGATAAACAGTAGATAAACGGCCGTCGATATACGCGTCAGCTTGCGCTATAAAGCCGTCTATTTTGTCAGTCGTAAGAATACCTGTCGCGCCAACCGGCAGCGATTTGAATTCATTTTGTACGTCTGTGTTTATACAATAAGCCAAGACTTAACCCCTTACTTTTTAGGCTTCTCTTCTTTCTTCTTTTCTGTTTTTTTAGGCTCTGGTTTCTTTGGAGCTACCTTTTTGGGAGCGTCAAATCTGGCTAGGTCGTTTTGCTCTAGCCATCCTTTGAACTCGCCAATTTTTTTCAACTCATCCGCCGAAATCTTTTCATCTTTTTTCTTGTCTACGCCGTTACAGCTAAAGTTTTTAAGTGCAATCATTTATCCCCCTTATGGATAGCAAGACTGAGCAAAGTTCTGGATAAAGAACGCCTCAAAGTCGTTGCTTCCGTTCATTGTTCCGTTAAAATCAAGTGTGTTGCCTTCAACATTCGAAGCGTCTGCCGCCACTGTCGCTCTAGTCGCTTCATAAGCACCTGCTACAGTCGTGAAGACTAAATGTCCGGCTTGGTCCATACACCTTTTAAGACCAATCTTTTCTCCGTAGCCCATATCCCAAGTAGCCGCGAAAGACGTATCCTCACAGTCTGCTGGAAAGTCTACTGATGTGATTGACTTAAACGCCTTGCTACCTGTTGTCGCAGTAGACGCGTTTTCAGCAAAAGCTAAATCTTCCGTAATTACCTCGTCATTGATATTTGTACCTGTAACAGTGACCGTACAAGCTGCAACGTGAGCAGTTGTTCCACCCGGAGTGATATAAACATTTCTAGGTGCATCCGGTTGAGCGTCAAAGCTAGTGATTTGAACCGCAGCCGCAGAGCTTGGCCCATCGACACCATCAAGAGCGTTATCAGCAGCAGCAGCAGCTAAATCGGTAAACGCTTGATACTCGATCATTTTCTGAGTAGGGAGTTTCATGTCTCTAAATCCGCGCTTATACGGCAAAGCTGATGCCGTAAAGCAAGCGGACAAAATTATTAAACATACAAGTTTTTTCATCTTTAAATCCTTATTCTTAAAAGGGAGGATTTCTCCCCCCTCTAATTCATTTATGCAACAGCGTCTTTAATCAAGTACCCAGCACCAACATTCGTGATAGCGAAATCATAGTGATCGTCTACTAAGATTGCTTTTGAGTTTGGTGGGTTGTTGATCTTCCACTTAGTAACCCTTCTTGCCGATCTACCAGCTAGCTTGAAGCAGTAACCAAGAGATACTTGTCTCTTCATTGCCTTGTCTGGGATGTGTGCAAAGATAAGGTTTTTACCCCATACAGGAGAGAGTGAACTTGTCTGACCTTTGTTGGCTGACTCGTAAGAGACCATACCGATATAGGCGCGCTTAACTTTAAGAACACTTGCAAGCTCTTGATCAGTAAGACCATTTGGTCTGTTGTATTTAAACCCTAGAGAGTCTAAAAGAGCTGGATGATACCTAAGCTGCTCGGCAACTTCCCAAGACATAATCGCTACGTTTGGAGGAAGACCGCATCCGTCCTTAACCGCTTGCCTTGCTGTTAAAAACTTAGCGATTGGGTCTGAACTTCCGTGGTCACTAAACTGAGAGCTCCCTGAAAGAGTTGTGTTCTGAGTAAGGATTGATGTGCTTCCAAGAGCGTCTGCAAGAGCCTTTTCCTTCTCAAGCATGATTTTAGAAGATAGAGCGATAGTCTCATCAGCTTCCGCATCATAAGGCTTTTCTACGTTGCTGTAGTCATCTTCTGTCACGATACCTTGAAGCCCGTGTCCTTCAATGCTATAGCTCGTAGAGCTTCTGACTTGAGTGTTCACTCTTGGATACTTACCCTCACCACCGATGATCGAAGTCTCGATTCTAAGGTGGTCAGTTCCGTACTGAGCTAATTTTCCCGTCTTTTGAACACTTTTTACTACCGGTAAAATCTGATCACAGATTGAACCTTCTGGTGTATACATGCTTGAAGCATTCGTCAAAAGTTTATCAATAATTGCTTTTTGTTGTGCCATTTCTAATTCCTTCTAGTTATTAATTGATTAAGCGTCCGACGCATTTACATAAAGAGAGATAACCTCAACACCGATGATGTCGTTTTGAACTCCTGACTCCATTGCCATTGCGAAACAAAACTCGTCAGCCGCATCAGCAACCTCTCCAAGACCAGTAGAAGTCGAAGTTAAAAGCTTCATAACTGCTACGTTCTCGTTAATTTTTAGTAATGCTCCACCGCCTTGGATTGCTACTTCGATAAACTCGCCACTAGCAGCTGCGCTTTCGCCTTGATAAATTCCAATCGCTTTGTCGTTAGCTCCGGCCTGCTCTACAGTTCCGTTACTCGTAAGCTTTACCGCTGAGTAAGCATTGATTGCTCCACCGGCTTGGTATGTCTTAATTCTTTTTGGTGAACATGATGCCATTTTCTACTTCCTTGTTATCTTGATTAAAGTCCGATCTCTTCTTGGTAGCGCTTGTTAAGAGCAGGGTTCTCGCTCAAAATCACGCTAATATCTTTTTCTTGTTTCTCAGCAAGCTCTAAAACTTCGTCTTGAGCCGGAGTTTCTGACTTGTCATATTTGTTTGAATTACCTGTGCCGCTTGTTCCTGTTTCAGAAAAGTTAAGGGTCTTTGGGTCTACTGCGTTTTCAGAAAACTTGACCATGTCGTCGGCCATGTAAGCTTCTCGCTGGGCTTCTACGACTTTCCCTTCTGATAAAAGAGCGTCGAATTTTCCCTTCTTTTCAGCTTCCGCTTTCTCTTTTGCCGCTTTTTCTTCTGAAAGCTTGATAGCTTCTTCTTTTTCAGCTAGCTTTGCCTCGCGCTCTGAAAGCTCTTTTTCCTTGTCACCTTTTTTAAAGGCAGCAATCTGCTCCATAAGCTCTTTGTTTTTAGCTTTTAACTCTTCAAGCTCTTTTTTGTCGTCCATTTTTTCTCCACTGTTATTAAGTTCTGATAAAACTACTGGTTGCATATTTTTAACTACTGGCCTGTTAGTCAGACCGGCGCCGTAAAGAACAGGCCCCATTTTTTTCTGGGTCTCGTTGTCTGTATGACTGAAAGTGAAATCCGCTGAGATATATTTGAATTCTTTTTTGCGAACAGAATCCTCGCCTGAGTCAGTCCAATCGACTTTTGCCCATAGCTCTTTTCCGTCCTCTGAGAGGTATAAATCTTTAAACCACGCGGCGGCTTTGCCTTCTGACTTATGAGAGAAATCAAGCATCAAGTCAATGCCTCTAACGCCCTCGTGGAAGTTGTTAACCATGTCTGAGAGGTGCTTTTGCTTGATTGAAAACCTTTGACCGTTGTGAGTGAACTCACCAACGCGAAGGACTTGAATGTCTTTTTTGATCTCTTCGCCTTTAGGTAGAAGCGCGTCTGAAAATTTAATAGGAGTTGATCTAAAATTACTCATCTATACAATTTTCAAAGGACTGCTTCCGCAGGTAAACCAAAACTAGATTATTAGCAGCATGATTTTTGCGTTGTGAATAACTCTGAAAACTGAATAGACTCTTGTGCTGTTTTTGGGGGATTTAAAACTTCAACTTTTGCATTTTTTGGTAGACTAAGGAGAGGTCTTGTCCATGTGTCACAGTTGAAGTGAAAAGGGGCTGTGTATTTGAATTTATTGGGATCACCTGTTGGATAGATTTTTCCTTTAAGGCTTTTGCAGATTGGAGTTTTAGGTTCGTCGTTCATTACCTCGTAGGCTTTTATGTACGGCTCAACCTTTGGGCTTGTAAAAAATAGAACTCTCGACTCGTTGACCGTAGCCGCGGCTGCAACGCTTGATGCGCCGTTGATTGAGTTTCCTGTGATGTATTTAGTGGCAGATTCTAAGAGTGCGAACTCAAGTGCCATTGGTGTTATGTCTTCTAAGACCTTGGAGCCAAAGGTGAAGTATAAAGCTTTTTCAAGGTCAGCTATTTGAGTGCTTACGATTAAAGAGTTTCTATAATCGATTCTTTTTCTCGCACTCGCTGGTAATAATTCATATTCACCAAGCAGTAATCTTTCCTCGCTCTCCATTAATTTCACACTTGAAGCCATAGGAACTTCTTTTCGTGCTTGCTCTAAGGCGTTGAATGAGATCACCGAAATAGTTGCTTTGAGATCGGATTTATAAGCGTTAATGCCTTTTGGTTTAATATCTTTTATCGCTTTCGCTTTGCCGGAATCTGGTAAGTTTTTATATTTACCCATGATCTGAGAGACCATAGAAACTGCGATCTCATTTAGATTGGACTGCATGACCTTCTTGATAGTCTCTCTTGATTTTTTTATATGCTTATCAGGACGCACGGCTAACAAGCCTCACTGAGCTGCTGCCGCCTTTTGTCTATCGCGAGCATTACCTGTCTTTCCTCGCTCATCTGAGCAGGTTGAGGCTGGTTAAACTCTCGCTGACCTTCTTCTGACCTCTCAGGAACGCTGAACCTGTTTCTCAAGTGGTCTTCTAAATCATCATCGGGAATAATAACTTTAGACTCAACTAGCAGCTTGATGATTTCAGCGAACTCTTTACCTGCTTTGTCTTGAATTCCAATGAACTCAAACGTAGGGTATTTTTCTTGTTCGCCAAAGTTAATAATCACAAGCTCTTTCATAACCTCTTCAAACGCTTCTTTTATAATGTCCGACATTTGAACAAGACCACCTAGAAAGAAGTCCGAGAGATCGTTAGAGAGCGCATATGCGCCGCCGTTTCCACCTGTACCAAGCTCTAGAAAGTTAGCTAGAAAGGCTTTCGCCATGCGCTTGTCTTCGTTGTCGATTGAAGATTCCACCTTCTCTGGGTCGTAGTTTGTTCCTGCTGATAGCTCAACTTCCCAGCCAGTAGGTTTGATAATATAATTGGCCTGATGAGAGGTGAACTTTTCCAAAACAGTTTTCATGTTACCAAAGTCAGAACTTCCCTCGCTTCCAGTTGGAGCAGTTGCTAAAGGAATCGGCATAGACTTCTCAATCCCTATCGCATTTAACTTTTGATAAACATTTTTTCTGTAGTAGTTTCCATAGCAAGGACGCAGCATAGACACCCCCTCGTAGTTGTCTCCGTCTCCATCAAGCGTCATAATGACTAAATGCTCTACGGGTATATCAACGTAAGATTCAATATCTCCATAGGCTTGCTGAGAGACTGAGCGAAGGTTTTTTTCGGTGTCGAAGTTCCACGTTTCAATGGTTTTAGGGGAGCGCCATGCAAGCTTTGCAAGTCCTATATAGGCATCCATTAACACGTTACCGTCGTCATCGGTAACCTTACCCTGCATGTTCACTTTATGGACTTTTTCGAATATGGAATATCCGTCACGCACAAAGCGCAACGCCATTTTAATTAAATGTTTCGTGTTTAAATCTTCAAAGAAAACTTTTCTGCACAGAGCTGCATGTTTTTCGTATTCTGGGTCGTCCGAGCTAGCCGCATTGATCTCTGTTTGAGCTGACGAGATAGGATTTGTGACGGCACTAACAAGCATTTTAACCTGAGTATCTGATCTCCACATTTTATCAAAAACCTTCGCTCTCTCAGTTCCTTTTAAGTCGTCTAAGTATTCCTCGTCGTAGTAACCTGCATAGATTTCAGTTCCCGAAGTACCCCTAGCTTCTTCTTGAATAACCACAGTATTAACAGTCGCTGTCTTGTGATCTTCTTCTTTATCTTTTCGCATGAAATCAAACAATCCCATCTAGCATTCCTTGGTACGAGTCTCTTTACAGGTTAAGAAGCCTCCTTCCACGTGTAAATCACCACGTATCCGCGTACCTTGGAGCTGACTCGTCACGTGACTCTTGGATGTAGTCAGCCGTGAACGCTCCTATATTGTCTCTATTGAGGTAGTTGAACGCACCTGAGCCGCCGTCAATAATGTCGTCGTGATTATCGTCTGGGAAGTTTTCTGCTTCTGCATAGAAGTCCTCTTTCTTGCGACAGAAAGCGTACATTTTCACGTTTCCATGCTCTGACTGCGAGCTGAATGTTTTAGCGAGAGTTATTTTATCTTTAGTGACTTTGTCGACGTAGACTTGAAAACCGGCAAGCATTTTAACCATTGCCTCGGCTTCGTTTTTCCCTGCTCCTCCTGGGTCTTGAAAGATACCGACGACAACACCTTGCCCGTCTTGTTTTGCAGTATTGAGGATTAACTGGTCTACTTTCCCTGCACTTAATCTTTCTCTAATAATATCAAGTATATAAAACTCACCTGATCTGGTTTTCCCCATTTTGAAACCAACTGTATAATCGGGATCCCCTGAATCCCCTTCCTTCCACTCGGTAGCCGCTCTATCCCAGAACCTAACTACTTCTGTGAATACTGGAAGTGTGTCCAGCTCTTCAAAGTAATGCTTTTTAAAATACATCCCTGCACTTGGAACGATATTCCAATTACCGCCTTTTTCCTCGTCGCCTAATAACTTCATCCTGTCGACTTTATTCATCGACATTAACTTAGCTCTATAACTTGGGTCTTTTTCGTTGAGGATTTTATTATCCTTTAGCCTTGAAAGGATAAACGTCACGCTGATAGGTTGCATTTTAAGATGCGCAAACGCCTGCACAGCTTCTTCTCTAGTATCAAACCAATGATCTTTATCCTCATAAACAATCAACCATCTAAGAACACCTGAACGCTCAGGAATTGCCCACCCATCTTCATCAATCCACCAATCAATGAAATCTCTTACCCAAGAATTCTTCTCAGGGTTGCATGTCGCTCTGGTGTATGGAGTGATACCGCACACCGATCTATTTCGCGATTGGAGATAGAAAAACTGTGTTCGTGTAAAATGAGTAAGCTCGTCAAAGTACAATATTGGAATCTGCGCACCTTGATAGCCAAACTTGTCTTTTTCATGTTGCAAGTGAGCGAAGGTTATTTTAAATCCCTTACCTTTAGGTTTGGTCGGATGAGGAAAAGTAATATCTAACTTATTACCCTCTCTCGATTTTGCCCCGACCTTTGAGTACAGCTCTACAGCGTTATCCCAAAGACCACCTTCGTTTGTAATATTAGTTGTTGTTCTTCTGAAATAAACCGCACCGCCATTAGGGCATGACTGGATATGTCTTAGAGGGTCTATGAGCATTCCAAAGGTCTTACCTCCACCAGCGCTCCCGCCATAAATCGCAATATCAGCCTTAGATGCTAGGAACTCAGATTGCGGGCCTTCTTGTGGCTTGATTTCCATTATCTATTGCCAAAACTCTCATCAAGCTCAGCGGTTATATTAATATCTCTAGGAGCTTCACTTTTAAGCCTTATCTTTCCATTGCTTCTGACAACCATTACCCTGATCTCTCGACCATCTGGGAGTTCATAGACAACCCAATCTTTATTGACTTTGACTGTGGTCATTAGTGTGCCTGAGTTACTCATAGACAGCCCTATACTGATAGCAAGAGATCTCGTCTAGGTTTACACATACAATATTGGGAAGCTCCCCTTTTGCGTAAACAGGCATATGCAAAAAACCATCTTCTATCTCTGGCAAATAGGAACACTCTCGCCAAGGAATATCATCCATAGACTGATTGCCGTGATCCTTAGGCAAAATCTTTACTTCATACTTAATCTTGCTAGTTCTCATCTTCCTTAACCTCTTTCCCATTAGAAGGAATAGTTATAGTCACCTGAGCAGGCTTCATAGAGCCGTCTTCATTGCTTAAATCAACCTTGGACTTATCACCGTAGTATTTATGATGTCGTGTCTTGAGCGGGAATATTGCACAACTAGGCTTGGAGTTTTCAAGGTCAAGCCCTTCTATCAAGGGCGTTCCAAGCCTGTGCGACTGAATAACTTTCTCAAAGTGCATCATAGAAAGTGCTTCACCTTCCTTAATAGCGTGCGAAAATTCCTCATGGGCTTCTTCCCACTCGTATATAGTTCTAACTCCACAACCAACAACAGCCGCAAATGACATCTTGCTAAGCCCCTGTGCCATGTGTTCAATAATCAATTCACAATACTCTTTCTTGTACTTTGTAGGTCTGCCTGCGCCCATAACCACTCCTGTTATTTGACTAAAAATGTAAGGCCTTACGAGGAGCTTCGTGTTCCTCTTTATTCAATTCTGAGTTGGATTGATGCGTGCGTAAACCAAATTAATTTTTTGAGATAATATCCCGGCTGCAAGAAGCGCAACCAGGACTTAGATCATTTGCATTGCCTTATACTAGCAAGTCGAACTATGCCGCGTAAACAAAAAAGCCCCCGTAAATTAATACGAGGGCTTAAATAGTAAGCTACCAACACGCTTAAAGGAGTTCACCCGCAGGAGGCGAGTTTTAATTATATTAAGTTAATTTATCTGGGTAAAACAAAAAACACCGTTTGGGCTATCAGTCAAAGCTAATAACCCTACCTCTAAAAGTGACCCTTAAAGAGTCAAGATATCTTCTACCAGAAATGGCAGTCGCTTCTGTTTTAAGTAAAGGCTTCTTTACCTTAACGTATCGCTTAAAAAACTGCTTTAGATTTAAAGTGTTGCTCATTTTCTTAACCTTTTAACAAACTGCTTCAAGGTAAGGGTGTTTCTATAAACAGGAAAAGGCTTTCCCGAGAATAAATGGTCTATTACCCGGCTAACCTTGGGAGAAAAAACAATCAACTCGCATTCCACTGTGAGGGCAAGGTCAGCAGCTGCTTTTACTCCATTTTTACTTTTTGGAAGGTCGTGAAATCCGTACCTTATTAAATCGTTGCTCATTTCTTAACCCTCTTTAAAAACGACTTCAAGCTCAAGCTATCTTTTCTCTTAAACCCCAGTTGAGCCGAAAGCTTTTTCCTCGCGCTTGGTGGAATATAAAGTTCGTCACATTCGAAGCCTTGGTTTGTCACTTCTGAAAAACGCAAGTTCCACATAGGCTCAAAGGTTATCGACTCATCCGTATATTCATCATAAACCACCGCATCCACTGAAAGACCTTTTAAATCGCTCATTTCTCCGTCTCTTTAGGTGCAAAATTATCATCAAAGCCATGCCACGCATCTTTCAAGTAAACTGCCTCCAAGGAACGCTCTCCAAGATATAAATCGCCTCCTGAGATTAGGTTTACAAAGTTGTGGTTTATCAAGTAATTCAAGAAGCTACCCCTGCTCGTGCGGCGACGGGGTGAAGCGCACGCCTCGAACTCTCTTTGCGTAAACGCCAAGTCAAAGTCTTTTAGCGCAATGTAGATTCCAACCACTCTGAATGCTGAATAAATACCTTTAGACACTGTAAAAACATCACCTTTTGAAATATTAATCACCCCTACTCCTTGAACCCGAGTTCTTTTTTAAAACCTTCCATGTCTAGCCCTGTATTCACAGGCGGGAAGTTCTTTTCATAGTAAGTCCATTGAGGAAGAGACTTTAGAAGTGCTTTTTGTATCTCAAAAAAGGAGAATTTTTTCCTCTCAACGGGCTTCATTAATATCACTCCTACCCCCTCATCTCTGTATTTAAGAATAGCCTTCATTAGACATTCTTCTGTTGTGGCGACAACTAAAAGCACTCTTATGTCCCACCTGATAACCTCAATCTTTCCCCCGTCTTCAATAACCTTAAATGCTTCCGATATTTTCATTATTAAACCTCTCTTAATTTACAATAAGCAAGTCAAAGAACCCAGCTCCCCAATACAAAGCCCATATTAACGCGGACGATGTGAAAGTAACCCAAAAGCTATAGTTTTCTCTGCGTTGTCCATGTCTGGCTAAAACTATTCCAAGTCCTAGAACCTCCATTGCTAATAAAATCACAAAACAAATATTCATTTTCCACTCCTTGATAATCTTCCAACTGTTATATCTACTGCGTCCTGAAATGCGTCCTCTACAGACTGCGACACATCGGCAATTCTCTTTTTATCTTTTACGATCTTTAGAACTTCACCTCTCACTGACTCCCTGACTGCCTTTTTTGTTTCATCTCTAATAATCCATCCCAAGTTATCACCTCTGTAGTCTTTTTTCATTTCCTCAATCTCTTTGTTGATCAGCTCTTTAAAATCCATCTCACAAACAACTGCAATAGCAGCTGCCTTAACACTTCTCTCAATCTCTTCTCTGGCACTCTTGAATTCAATATTCATACTTACTCCTTTTAAAGCTTTACTCTTTTGATTGATTTGTTATAACCGTACACTGAAACTCTTTTATCAAAAAAACTTAAAATCCTTCTCAACTCCATCTCTTGCCCATAAGCAGGAAGCCCAAGGTTTCCATCCCTATTTAAGTATAAAAATGTCCATTTAAGCCTAGCTGTGTATTCTCCGCTTTTAAGCAATTTGATCTTGTATCTATTTTTCGTTCGCAACAATGATCACCTCATCTGCTAATTTGTTTATCTTCTCAATTTTCTTGGTCTGAAAATCACTAATAAGTTTACCGATTTTTAGAATTACAAAAGTCATTAACCCCCATTTAATTACTGCTTGAATTACCGGAAGGACTAGGTATAGGATTGCCCCTGCCAGCGCTCCGTTGGTTACTCCTTTTAGTAGTTCTACTATTAGTTTTAACTGTTCTATCTCCATGCTTACTCCCTTTGCTTAACCTATTTTTATCTTAAACGGCAGCTTCTCCACCAATACTTTATACACAGGGCTTTTCTTCCCTATTAATTTCTGTTCAACCATTTCCTTAGCAAGCTTTTTTTGATGCTTATTCGCGCCCTCTGTAAGCTTTTGCAGCTTAACCAGAGCCTTCTTTTCAAACTCCACAGCGTAGTTCTTCCAGTGATTAACCTCAGCGTGGAGTTTAGTGTTTTCGGCAAGTAGATACTTGTTTTGCTTTTCTAGGGCTTCTTGGTGGTTGCTCATCTTGCCTCCTTAATTCTTTTACCCTCAGCCACTGACTCTCTATCAATCACACCTTTCATAACCTGTGAAATAGCGGTGATATAAGCGTTGAGTTTAACCAATTCGGAAACGTCAAAGTTGTTTAAGTTTTCGTTTATATATCCATTCAAAATATCAAGGGATATGTCTCCCGCACCGTCCACATACTCAAGGGTTTGGGTCAGTAATCTCTTGCTTTCCTTCTCCACGACTACCCCCTTATCTCAGTTATAATTTTGCTATTCTTATCAAAAAACAGCTCTATTTCACCGTGTTCGTTTTCTCGTTGCACCAATTTAACCTGACTAGGCAAAAGCTCCATTTCAGCCATATATGCGAGCCTAAAGTTGTCTAGCAAGTTGTTTCTGTGAATGAGAAAATTCGCCATGACCTCGGCTTGATCTTCCGATTCAAAAACTTCCGCTAACCGTGCCTTGATCTTTTCAAGTTCCACGTCGTGCTTTTTATCTTCTATCTGAGCTTCAAGTTCCTCGTTTCTTTTTTCCAGCTCGCCAATTACTAAATGAGCGTTAGCAAGCTTTTCTTTTAATGACTTACTATCATGCGACTTCTTCCTCTCCATCTTCTCCCCTTTTCCATTCGATATATTCTAAAATTACTCTCGTTACAGCGTCCTTTCTCTCGCCAAGATTGGGATAATATGCAAACGCTCTGAAATCAGACTCTTCGTGAGTGGTTGCGACAACCTTTCTCCCGTCGAAGTCTTCAAAGTTAAGCACGTTTCTAAACGTGTATTCGTTGATTATCACTTCCCTGTATTCCTTGGCTTCGACTAAATCCCTAACTCCTATCAAGTCTTTCCTCCCATTCTTCGAGTAATATTATCTCCTCGGGAACAAACTCAACAATCTCTGCGTCCTTGCGTTCCTCGACTTTTTTCTCTATCTCTTTTCTGGGCATGATCCATTTGTTGCGAATAGGGCAGATTTCAAAACGCCTGTGCTTTAACTCTCTTGAGATCTCGGGAAACTTGATCGAGAATCGCCGCCAGCCCATATCATGTTGCAATCGGTGATGCTGCCTACACATTTTTAAAATGTTCCAATCCTCGTCACTGCCACCTGCGCCTCTTGAGATAATATGGCAGCGGTCGATCATTGAGCCTTTACAGTAGTGGATAAAACAGTGGCTCATTTAACCCTCACTCTAAAAAACACCTTCTCATACTTTGAAAGATTCCCTTTCTTCTCTGGTAAATCTGCAAGCATCTCGTTTTCCTGCTTCATTTCCTTCACAAGAACGTCAGTCATCTCAGCGAAAATGCGGCAATCTTCACACTCCGAGAAGCCTGCAAATGATTTTAGTTTTCTGCACGTTTTGCAAAGCTTAATCTTGGTCAACGCAAACCTCTCTCAAAATATACTTAGGAACTCTTGTCCTCTCTGTTACTATCCTCAACTCGCCAAGGTCTTCCATCTCTCTGCAAATCTTCCAACCGCAGCCCTTATTTTTTCCCTTGTTTTTCCCAGACTTAACAAACTTGTACTCAGGGATGCAAAACAAGCCTTCTCTCATGCACTTCATGATCGACTTTCCATGTTTGGACTTGGGCTCTATTTGATCAACAAGGGATAGCTTTTTAACCACGTGGTCTTTTAAAACGCCGTCATATTCACAGTCTTCAACCTTGTAAACATCAAAGGCGCTATTCATGAACATCCTTTAAACCAACAGGGCAATAAGCGTAGTCCGTAGCCCATAAAACCGGAGCGATGATTGTCTCTACCCCAATGAACGACCAAATTGCGTTCCGTGTACTGACCTCGTATTCCAGCCTTGGATCCCTGTCTCCATCACTAAACCCAACACATTCCCCATGCTCATTTGAACCCGAACATGAAACTAAAAATAAAACTAAAAGCAAGTATTTCATTTACCCTCCCTCGGCAACTCGTGAATTAAAACTTCTATTGAATCTTCTTCTGAATAAAACTTGGACGCCATGACGCTGACGATCTGCTTGTCGTCTTTATAGATAATTTTGTTCATGGAATCTTTGAGAGGCTTTAATAAATTATCAAGATCAGCACCCGCTGCTCTGTAGCCTCTTTTCTTTGAATGCTTGAATTTAAAAGTGACGGTTAACGCCAGAGGTTTTTCGCTCTTAGCGTTTTTCTTGTGAACCCTTGCGAGATTAGAAAGAGTCCTGACATAGTTGGCTTTTTTGGGGTCAGTGCATGACCTTAATTTTCCGTTATTTTTGTCGTTGAAAAAACGAGTAGACTGCTTTGACTGCGGTCTTACTGGTAAATTTGCTGAATAAATAAGCTTCATCTCTTTCCTGTTGGAAAAAGAAAAACGCCTAACCCTAGACAATGATACGCAATTATTACGGACGTTGTAAAGGCCCGGTCTATAATTTTGTCTTACTTGTTCGCTGAGTTAATGAGACAGGTTTTTAAGCTTTGTATAAAAAAAAGAGGTCACGCTAACGATCTTGCTGGCACATTAAATTAATAAAGTTCCCACCCAGCAAAGATCACGTGACCTCTCAAACAAACAAACTCCGGAAAGGAGAATGAAAAATATTATTATCAAAAACCAAAGGGAAAAGTAAAGCCCTTTAGGTGCGACTGGTATTATTTGCCATGCTTTTCGTGAAAGTCGAGAACGACTGACTTAACATGGTCATCAAGTTCTCTTGAGGTGTTGAAGCTTCTCGTCATTTTTTCTTTGTGCTTGCCGTTATTGGATATCGTGTGAATTGTAATTCTTGAAACGTACAAGCCGGACTCTAGCCCTGTTTCTATCTCTATTCTAGCCTTACTCTCTGGTGAGCCTAGTATTTCTTTCTGTTCAAATAACTCGTCAAAACTCATGATATTCCTTGATAATTCCGTTTATATTCCGCTTTTGATTTTCCGAGGCTTGAAACGCCTTATCAGAAGGGCTTTATGGAGGAGACGGCCGGATTTGAACTAGCAAATACGCCATGCAAAACCCTTTAATTCTAAGCACTTAGACGATTTTCAATGTTCCGCTTTTATTCCGCATTCGTGCTTCCCTTAAATCGTCATGATTGATTTGAGAGTATCGATTTAATATCTCTGGGTTAGAGATACCTGAGAACTTTAAAAGCATTGCTTCGCTCATTCCTTTTCTTTTAAGGTCTGAAAGTGTTGCGTGCTTAGTTCCCATATAAAGCGAGCTATTTATCCCCAATTCCTTACTGGCCTTGCGCCAATTTTTAGTAAGTATATCTGCGCTTATGCAGTCAGTGGACCTTCCTTTAAATATAAACTCACTAGGTCCAAGTCCTGTGATCATTGGACCCACGATATCAAGATCGCTTTGGACCAGTGGTATTTTATGACCATCCTTGTTCGACTTCCTTCCGGTTAAGAGAACGCCTCTTGAAAAGTGCCTGTTTATATTTAGCTCCATCTTTTTAAAATCAAAGTCTTGGACCTTCAATGCCCTAGCTTCGCCGGTCCTTAGCGCAAACAATGCTTGGACCTTAATGCAATCCTTGACTGGACCAGCTGGGAGAAGTTCTATTATTCTTAACTGCTGGTCCATGCTGATGATTTCTTCCGAGCTTGCTTTCTTAGATTTCCTGATAGGTGGAAACTTGGGCTTTCTTGCTATGTGTCCACGCTCAAGGGCAAAGTTCATGCAAACCTTTAACTCTTGAATTGAATACTGTGCAGTGCGGTCTATATGCGACCTGTCCAGGATAAATTGGTTCATATCTTGGAGCGTAATCTCCCCTAGGTTTTTCCCTTTAAATGCCGGAATCAAGTGGTTTCTAAAAATGCTTTTCTTGTTATGAAGCGTACTCGGTGAGATCTTCCCAGACTCCATCACTTTTTCGTATTCAGCGAGATAGTAAGGAGCATACCTCTCAATTAAAATGAAATCCCTATCTAGCTTGGTTGCGTAATCAATGGGCTTAAAATCGCCACTGAGCAGCTCTGATTCGATCTGCTTCAAAAGGAAAATCGCATCAAGAATAGACTCTAGCCTAGCTCCTGTTTTGCTATATCTAATCGTGCAGTAACCATTCGAGCCATCAGGCTTGGGCAAATACTTTTTGACGTATAACTTCTTCGGGCTTTCCCCACAGCTCGAACACTTAGGATATTTAAAACCCTCAAGCTCAACTCGCATCGAGAATTTGCCGCCACAAGCGCACACCTTCTCGTCTGAATGTACTGAACCACCCATAAAATAACCCTGCTTAACTTTCGTCTCCCAAGATTTTTCATAAGTAGCACTAGAAGCGCAAGCATTGTCTCTCATGCCGCACCTCTAGGTTTTGTTGTGTTTTTGTTTAACTTCATTTCGCGCCTCTATTGAGTGCGCCAACCCTGCTTTTAAGTGATTGGGAAATTCCTAAACACTCATCTTTTCTATTTATATTTCTTCTATATCCTCAGCTATCCGGAAATTCCAGACTACTCATTTTCTCTATTTGCTCAAGTGCTTCTCTGTTGTTTTTAATATCAGTTAAATAGGAGTCCATTAGCTTTTTCTTTGTAGCGAACCCCATTGAAATAATAATGTTTACTCCTAACTCGCCCTTCCACGAACTTTCGCTTAGAGCTTTAACCGCACACTCCAGCTGCTTCTCTAGTTGGTTGATTTTTCTCAAAACCTCAGAGCCATCCAAATAGTCGCCATTTTCATCTTGAAAAAAATAATGACTCGAACCATGCTTTGAGATCAAACTTAAATTATTACTCACCTAAAACCTCCTTTATACTAATAACCGTATAAAACGGTTTTATACTGATTTCCGTATGCACCTAAACAATTTCAATAACTTAAAAGCTTTTTCGCTTTTTTTACTCACCTAAAACCTCCTTAACTTTCGCTTCTGCTTGCCTTGCGCACCTACCACCAAAATAAATGGTTTTCGAGGTGCACATTTTATCTCTAAATTCTACTGGCTCGCTATCGTTAATTACCTGAAGTCTTTCGCCACAACCTGACGACTCCCAAGAATCCGTGCTTGCATAAAACGCATTACTCGCCCTAAGTATCTCAACTGCTTTTTTGAGTTTATTCAACTTAACCCTATCAACCAGTATGCACTTTGAAAAATCTACTTCTTCGCCCATCTCACTACATATACACATAGTGTTTCCACAATCTTCACAGTATCCGCTCATTTCTCCAGCTCCTCAATTAAGCGCCCTGTCTCTCTTGCTAGTTTTCCGCCAATAGGCATGTGATTAGATGAAAACGTATAGTCATCGTGGGCATCGCTATCTAAAAGCGAGCGCCTAAACTCATCTACATGCCAGTGGTAAGTATCTGCATAAAACCCCCGACACTTCTCAAGCAACTCAATCTTTTTATTGGCAAGCTCTAGTTCTTTTTTGAGAGTGGCGATTTCTTCCCTAGCTTTACTTAATTCTGAATCCTCGCATTTTCCACACATTGCATATTTGACGTAGGCATCTTCACATTCACAACATATTAAGCTCATTGCTTTTCTCCTTTAGCTCCAATCATTTTCCCAAAAACATAGGGGGCGAATCTTCCTAAACCTATCCCTGAAAGCTCGGATATCTCCCAAATAAATTTATAAAAATACCTCATTCCCCACCTCCGTTAACCATTGCACCTAAGTACAATCTTCCAATTTGCCAATTAATTTGCCACCCCTTGAAAGAGAGCTTCCCTGAACCTAAAACCCAGCCAATTCTAATTTTGGCAAATCTTAATTTTAATAAATATAACTTCCATTTAAAAGGACTCACTCCCCACCTCCATTAATTATTGCGTCTAGCTCATCTTTTAAAACTGTCATTCTAGCCTTGCCCGCCTTATCCTCTAAAACCAAAGAAGTGACGTGTCTCGCCTCAATCAACGCCTCTCTTAGCTTTTGGATTTCTTGGTCTTTTTCTTTAAGCATCTTATTAACCTCACCCTCTCTGATATATCTAATCTCTGGCATTGATGCGACAGCCTCTATATCTTTAAGTAATTGTGGTTTTGTCCTGTCTGATTTTTTACTCATTCCCCCTCACCTTTTGATAGCTCATTGATTGCTTTGTCGATTGCTTGTGCTGCTGCCATAGCTACAGTTTCGCCAAACGCACCACTTATAGACATTCCATCTTTATGAATCCTAAAATTCCTAGCCCCAAAACTAAAGCTATTACTGAATGAAAAGTCACAATTCACTTTAAGCTTCTCCAGCAACGGCAAGCATGAATCAACGCTGTTTGTGTAGAGAGGTTTTTCCGTAAAGTAATCTCTGTTGCCCTTTTGCACAATCGCTATCACCAACTCATCGCCAACACGTATCGTTTCGGGGTGGTCTGTATACTCATAACGTGCCAGCCTTTCATTCAATTCTCTGATTTCTTTATCGTTCACTTCTTCCCTTGTTTAGCTATCTGTTTCAATGTCTTCCAGTTTTTGCGAATCCAAGACTTTGATACTCGCTTAACTCCAAAGCCTATTCTTGTGTAGAAAATTGGCTCTTTTTCTTTTAGCTCTTCTTTATTCATGGTCGGCTTGCTCCTTGATACCCATTACAACGTAACCTTCTTTTTGCTCAAACTCTGTGAGATAAACAACCTCAACTAGCAAAGCTCTACCCATATATTCAAAACTTGCTGGATGAATATCCCTCAAAACTAAAAAGTCCCCCTCTTTGAAATCTCGGTCATTCTTTCTAATTTCAAAGGTTTTCTTTCCTGATAAAATTAAATCCAAATATCTCTTTTCTATTTTTAAATCGTGAACCTTGCTCATCTTAACTCTCCCCCTTGCTCAGGTGTTTTGTTGGTTAGGTTTAGTTCGGTGATTATTTCTACCAACATAGCTTTCTATTTCACTTAGTTCATAGCCATCTTTTAGTAAATCCCTAGCCCTTGATAAGCTTATGCGGCAGTATTTCTTCACAAAAGACTTGAAGGTTAATTCTTCGCCTTGTCTATTTACTTTTAAAATATTCTTCTTATTTAGTGCGTTTTCTCTTGCCGTTGCCCATCTCAGATTTCCTCGCTCATAGTTTTTACTTCCGTCTATTCGGTCTATGTGCAAACCCTTCTTGAAACCACCTAGGGTTGATAAGTACTTACAGAATTTAAACATGTCCTGAAACTCACTAGAGAGCTGAATACCCTTAGCTCCGTACCATGGGTATGCCTTGCAGTTGGGATTGTAACACCTCTCCATAATCGCTCTCCACCTAGTCTTAAACTCTTTAACATTTTTGATACCCCAGTCAGATGATCTGGACTTTGTAGAGCGACCATTTTTCAGTGAACTATACTCGACCCATTTTTCAACCCTCGAGTCATTCACGAGGACAAAGGTAGAAAGCTTTGGGTTGCCCTTGTTTCCAGTAAGGCTTACAAGTCTTATATCAACATCCGTGCTTACAACTTTCCACTCTCCAAACAGCATCCCAACCTTAAGACCCTGCTTTGCGTTTTTTCTTCTTACTTCCATCCTGTTTTTTACTTTCGCCAACTCTTTAGAGGAAAGCTTATCTGTTAAATTCATACAACCCACCTCACAAAATCAATATCACCTGTTTCCAGCCTTGCAGTGAACTCAGCTTTCCTTAAAACGTGAGTTTCAATTCTTTGCCTAACCCATTGCCAAGCTAAGTCCATGCTCGTAAAAAACATTAAAGGCTTGTCAAACTCATCATGAGAAACACCTACAATGTAAATTGGCTGTGCCCTGAGTTTTGCCAAGCTAGCTTTCTGCTTCTCTGTTAAATTCATTCGTCACGCTCCCTTTTTCTCAGTTCTTCCTTGATAGCAAAAACTGTGTCCTTGTTTCTGCTACCGTTTTCTACAACCCTCAACGCGTTCAACAGGTGCGAGCGGGTCATGTCGTGCAATTTGATCTTCTTGCCGTTCTTCATTGTCCAAACATAAGTAACTAAAGGCTCGTTTTCGGCTTGATATCCCCATTCCTCTTTCATTCGTCACGCTCCTTGGCAACAATACTGTCTAATTTAAGTTGCTCCATTATTAACTTATAGGCTTTAAATGCGTCCGTACTGTGACCATTTACATAGCTCCCTCTATTGGAAGCAACCTGCTCGCTCCTTCCGTCAAGGTACTCAACCCTGCAAGTCTCATAATTGAAACCATCTCTTTTTTTTACTGTTACAGCCCTGATCTCCGAAACCCTGACGATATGACCATTGACGGCTATAAATTCGTGTTCGTAAATTAACTCGCTCACTACTCACGCTCCCCTTGATGTTTAACTCTGTATTTTTTAAATATAGGGTTTACTAGATTCTCCGGTGGTTCCCCGCTGTATTCATGGATAAGCTTATAGTACTCATCACCAAACTCACTCGCCTCAAAGCTCAATGAAAAGCACTTAGCCCTATTCTTAAAAGGAAAAGTCTTAAGATTTTGAAGGTGTATTACTTTTTCATTATCACAAACGCTATAAGTGGACATAGTCCAGTCATCTGATTCAAACCTATGGTATTCGCAATCAAGGCAACTCACTACTCACGCTCCTTGTTGATTAGTTTTTCAAAACTCATGCTGTCTAGTTCGGATTGGGTTAGTGGTCTTGCGTTTCTGTAACAGTCAAAGTCCCCTGTAAATGAGAACTCTGACATTGCATCGTGTTTGCGGATAACATCTACCTGTTTTAATAGGTCGCCCCCATCGGTACAGTCACACAAAACCCTCTCCCCTCTCTCAAGTAAATCAATGAGCTGTTGCTTTTGGGATTTTACTTCGATTAAGCCAAATCCATCACTTCCGCTCATGTCTTCTTCAAGGTAATATGAGGCAATGTTTCCATCAGCCTGCCTATAGACTGCGAAATATGGAAAGTCGGGCATTTTCTCAGAATAGACCTCGTAAATAGAGAGAAGTTCCATCTCTCGGCTTCTACACTTATAAGTTTTCCCGTTATGCTCTATGGTTTTGTTTATGTCGATTTTCATTTTCTATTTCTCCTTCTTCTGAGCCAGTCATCAAGCTCAAAGACGACTATTATCAGTCCACACATCCCGAGCAGCACCCCTAGCAATATCTCTCTCACTTCTTAGCCTTTTTGATCTTAAAATATTCTCGCTTGCCCTTTTCAGTTATCCCATAAACAGGTTCAAATCCCTTCACGCCAACAACTTCTATGAGTCCATCGTCTATCATTTGCTGCAAATCTACTGGAACACCAGCGATTCCAAGCTCATCCATAGTTGCGTTCATCTTCTTAGTGTCTTTTTCAATTAAAATGTTCTTCATTTCTCATCCTTGGTTGGGTTGGTTTTCCCTGCAAAGTCTCCAGCTATTTGAAAAAGCTCCCCGAAGTCCGAAAGCTTTAAATCCAACGCTTCCAATATGCTCATACATGTAAGCATAGAAGAATTTCCCTTTCCTGATTCCACTGTGTTTATTGTCGCTCTCGTTATTCCAGATTTTTTGGCTACATCATCTTGGCTTAGACCTAAACTGGCTCGCCTCATTGTTATAAGTGCTGCAAAAACGAGAGATTGCGCCCTTTGGTTGTTGTAGTTCTTAAATTTATCTTCTTTACTCATTTTGATTCCTTTGTTTTTTGTTGGGTTAGCTTTCTGTTTAACTCTCTGTTTTTCATTAACAGCCTGTCGTGTTCTCTTTGATAAATCAGGTTACATTTTTCAAGGAACTTGACCTTCTTTTTGTAATAACTGATAGAGAAATAAGTTTTATGACGGTTCTCTTTCACGCCACCCCCTCAATAACTTCCTTGATCTTCTTGGCTTGTTCTTCTGTGATTTCGGTATTGAAAATGTTCCACTCTGTCATCAATTTGGTTTCGGGTTGTTCTATCCTTTTAAATTGCGAGAATGTTTCTTCACAGCAGATATCGCCAATCTGCCTTTTTTCCCAGTAGTGATCAGTGTCAAGGCCTTTGAACTGAAAGCCTCCATTTTGAAATCTTATAAAATTACTGCCATGCTTATATTCAGCACCGTCAATCATATCCTTAAGAATCTCGTTTCTGGTTTTTGGGAGGAGGGTTAGGTCTTGTTCATCCACCCAATTCCCTGCGCTAGAGTTAAAGTCAAAATCACTACTCAGTGAATAGCTGTTATCTGAGCTGTCATGTTGAATTATGGTAAATTCTACATCATCGTACTCAACCCTATCTCCAAACTTAAACTTCGGTTTTTTATTGCTCATTTAGTTTCTCCATCATGTATTTCCAAAAGTTGCTTGAATTGAAAAGCGTGACTATGAAGACGAGAGTTGCGATATACATGTATCTAGCTTTCGAGTTTTGAAACGTGTCAATAATTCGATTTAGCAGGTTGCGCTTTTCTTGCTGGTCAAAAGTTGGCTGCTTAATCAAGCCGGCTTCTATCATCTTATCGATTTTGTATTTTTCAACTTCCAAAGTGGTTACATTTAAAACATCATCCTTTCTTTCGACTATTTTACTAATCAGGTTTTTCTTATCCCACTGGTCAAGGTCAGTCATTGACTTGATTGCTTGAATTTCTCTTTCTTTATTGCTCATTTAATCCACCTCGCTCCCATGATCTCCCCTTTTGAGTCAACTATCCCAACGTAGTCATAATTCTTTTCTATCTCCCTGCGCTTTAAAACCTTTCCGCAAGAAGTCTCTTTGTTTTTCTTTGGCAAGTTCCTCATGTAGACCTGATTTCCGTCTTGGTCTATGTACAAGATTCGGTACTGTTGAGGGTTATTGATCTTTTTCATTTGTCCTCCACTAACTTTAAAAGCGATTCCCTTCTCGCTAGTTTTTCTTTGTTGATATTTAATTCTGCTTCTTTCGCTTTCTCGGCTCTGATCTTCTTATCAAAAGCAAGACCTTCAACTGCTCGCTCACGATTCATCAAGGGCATACCTTCGGCTTCTTCACCGAACTCGCACCAGCACTTTCCAGCGACTTCAGCACTTCCCCACTCTTCGAGAAAATGAATTACTCCCGAGTTATTGCAATAAGTGCAAACCACTCCTGAGCTTTTCTTTTTCTGCTCACGTTTAGCCTCTCGGTATTCGCGGATTTTTTCAGCTAGATGCACGTTCATTTGAGGGTAAACAGGAGCAAACTTTTCAGAAGCCGCAAGAAGATTGCAGACTTTTTGAAAATCTCTAAGGCTTACGTTTTTGAATTTCGCATAAAGCAATCCCGTCAAAGCTGGTGGGTATTTATTTTCACCAAATCTTTGTTTGAGAATTAACAATGCGCTGTCGAACTCGATCGTACTCATCATGCTAAAATCCAACCTCTACACTTTTTGCAAGTGCAGCTTTTTGATCTTCATTGAGTTCGCTTGATTCTTTGATTTTATATTCACCGTCTGAGACGCGCAAAAAGGTGTCATAATCGCAAAGAAAAGTTAGGCTTAGCGAGAAGTCGCGCCACCTACCTTTTTCATTACCATGAAGCTGTTTGGACTCGATAACGGCGTTGAAATACTGAACCCAATCTTCGCGAACTTTTAAGCGCTTCATTAGCGGTGGATTGTTTTTTTCATCACCCTTGAAAAGCTTATTCCTTGAGCGACCAGTCATAGCCGAAGCCTTAGAAGCTCCCTCTAGGGGGGCAATTACCTTGTTGTAAAGATCAACGATTTCGTCAGGAGAAAAGAATTTGGAATTTTTCTCTATTTTATTATTATCCTTATCTTTATCCTTAACCTTATCCTTATCTTTATCCTTAATAATTATGCAATCATTACCTAATGATTCACTACCCATTATTGAATGATTAATAAAATCTTCTCCAAGTATTTGTTTTGTTGTTAAAATCAGCCTATGGGCTTTCAATTCCTTTAACACTGAAACAATAACTGGTTTTTTTGAATTCAATCCTGTGGGATACTGTCGCTTCAAAAAATTAGGTATGAAAAAAACGTCTTTTTTGACTTCAACTATTTTAGATTCGAAAACATTTCTGAATTCTTCGAGGCTTGTCGTCTCTCCGATCTGGAATGATGCAAGTCTAAAATTTGGTTTTTCTAAAATCCCTGCATGTGAACATTCGCAAAGCATCCACCACCATAAGCATTTCATCTTAGGGCTTAGTTCGCTGAACCATGGGCTGCTGAATATATTTGTATCGTAAAATCTCTTCGCCATTTCAAGCCTCATGTCCTTCGAGGTTAAACGAATAAGATTGTATGAAGTGGGCAGCGGCTAACACGCATATGACGACCGCCACCCACCAAGGAGTCAAGGGGAGAACCCCCGACTATTTGAATCTTATTCATTATACTTTTATTCATTATTTAGTTCAACAATCTCGTTTGTGATTCACTGATTCTGTCGACGTGATCAAAAAGTGCCTTGTGCTTATTCGCCACGATACTGTGCTTGCCACTGACGATGTTATAGACCGATGCTTTCGAAATATTTTGAGATTTGGATATCTCTCCATTGGAAACGCCAGCATCTTTTAAAGAGATTACTGTTTTGGCGATCTCTGGCGTAATCCTCACATACTCCTTGAAATTCTTGCCGTTTTTCTTCTTTGCCCTTCTTTTCTTGCGGTTCTTTTTTGCGGTTAACTCCCTCTTCTCCTTCGGAATAACCACTTTAATTTCCGGCTTTTCTTTCGTTAACTCTCTGAGCTTGTTCCCGTTAGAAAATGCGATTAATAAAGCCATTCCGCTAATTAGGATGCTCAGGCTTGATACACCCATGTAAATAATAACTAAACTTTCCATATCCCCTCCCTCAAGGTTGTTATGCTGATTTTTTAATCTGATATTTGTCTGTGAGTTTTTTAATCTTGTTAGCCGCAAGCATGATTGCATCTGTTAAGACGTCGATATATTCCTGATCTCTTTTGACTTCCAAAATTAACTGCTTCTCAAATGCTGGATGGTAAGACATAAACCACCAAGACTTTGCGCCAGTGACCATCATGCAGCCCTGAACTTGCGCCTTATGTTCTTCCGGCAATACCCCTGCCTCAACGGTCTGAAGGTGTTTTTTCCCCGCAGGGCACTTAATCTCCAAGCCTTCTAGCGACTCAGGATTAAACCTGTCAGGAGAGCAACCACAAAGACCTGACTTATCCAAGATAAACCCTGCCTTTTCCATTGACTTACCTGTGATGAATTCAAAATAAGCCACTGCTTTTGGCTCTAGTTCATGCCCTCTTTCAGTCCAATAACTTCCCGTGAAAGTGTCTTCGCTCTCACCAGTGATTCTCTCCGCTGCTAGTTGGTGGATTAAAGTTTCAGGCGTTGCCCCTTTTGAAATTGCACCTTTAGCAGTCAAAAGCTTTCCAAAGTTCGAGGCACTTAATACCCCAAGCTTTGCGTCTAGCCATTCTTGTGAATTTTGCTCGCAGTTAATTAGTCTCATTATGCTACCTCGTCATTTTGCTTGTTGATTTTTGCAGAAAGCGCGTTAATCGCTTGTTGGTATTTGCTAACCGGAATCTCACTAATTGAGCCAACTCCGAGATAAGCGAAAAATTTAACCTCATTAGAGTCAGAGTCTACGAGCATGGCTTGGATGACTTTTTGCTTTTCCTCGTCGATAGTTTCTTGAGGATAGTTAGCGTCATTGTCTTCGTTGGTTGTCGTGAGCCCGAGAGCGTTTAAGAGTGAGTATCTTTTGGCGTAACTTGTTGCCATTGCGACGGCCTGTGATGCATTTGTAGCCTTGCTTGTTGATTCGATTACAGCGAAAGCCTTAGCGCTTTTTTCGTGACCGCTAACGTGTGATATGAAACACTCAGCCTCGATTGATTCAGCAGTTTTGGTTGCATCCCATCTAATAGTGAAGCCATTTTTGCTTAAAGGTGCAGAGATTGTTTTCTGAATATGATCAATCGTTGAATATCTGTTTGTATGAGATTTCGCATTATTCACGATAGGTGAAAGCTCACTCTTTAGCTTTGTGAAAGCCTCGTTAAAGTCAACCTTCGCTTGTCTATCCAAAATCCTCTCTTGCATATCAAGCATTTTTTCCAAGGCATCTGGAGATAGATTTCCACTAGCCATTGCATTGATTAGACCGTCTAATACTTTGTCAGAGTTTGATTGCACGGCTGACTTATTGTCTTGTATTATTACTTCTTTTTTCTTTGTCATTACAGTCTTCTCCCTTCCACTAAAGATTCCACGTGGCTTTGGTATTGGTTTTCGAGGTAGTTATCTTTGAACTCGTTGTACATTTCGTCAGTGATCTTGATTCGATCTTTTCCACTACCCCAATCGTTTTCAAGTAAATGCTCTTGCCACGCTTCTTCAATTTCTGACTCAAGCTGGGCATCTAGTTGTTTTTCGAGGTTCATTACGCCACCCCTTTAGAGTATTCATGGTTCTGAAAATCCCTGTTGTAATCGTCAGACGTACAGTTC